AGAACATGGTTCGCCCAAAGTCTGCTAGTCAATTTGCAATGCCTAGCTATGTAGCTTGCGCCCCAAGAATGTACAAAGGAAACATTGAATCATTGGTTAGGAGGATGATTCCTTTTGCTGATCTTATTCAAATTACACATTTAAAACTGCAACAAGTAATATCTAGAGTTGTACCTGATGGTGTATTTATAGATGCCGATGGTCTAAATGAAGTAGATTTAGGAACTGGTGAAGCATACAATCCTGAAGACGCATTAAGGATGTATATGCAGACTGGTAGTGTTATCGGAAGAAGTTACACTCAGGATGGAGATTATAACCAAGCTAAGATTCCTATTACGCAGCTTACTGCTAATTCTGGTCAAGCAAAAATGGGTTCATTGATTGGTAACTATAATCATTATCTAGATATGATTCGTTCCGTTACAGGATTGAATGAAGCAAGAGATGGGTCTACACCTGATCCTAATTCTTTAGTTGGTGTGCAAAAGTTGGCAGCATTAAATTCTAATACTGCAACTAGACATATATTAGACGCTAGTCTTTATATTACAAGAACAATAGCTGAAGGACTTTCTTGTCGTATCTCTGATTTATTAGAGTATGCAGATTTTAAGGATGAGTTTGCAATGCAAATTGGTAAATACAATGTTGGTATACTTGATGAGATTAAAGACTTGTATATCTATGACTTCGGAGTATTTATAGATGTAGCTCCTGATGAAGAGCAAAAGCAAAAGTTAGAAGAAAATATTCAGATGGCTTTATCTAAGGGAGATATAAACCTAGAAGACGCTATAGATATTCGTGAGCTTAGAAATATTAAGTTAGCAAATCAATTACTAAAAGTTAAGCGTACACAAAAAGCGGAGAAGGATCAGCAGATGGCTATGCAACAGCAACAGCAACAAGCAGAGATTAATATGCAGTCACAACAGATGGCGGCACAAACTGCTATGCAAAAGTTAGAAGCAGAGACTCAGTCTAAGATGCAAATAAAACAAGCGGAGATTGCATTTGAGATTGATAAGATGCAGCAAGAGGCTCAGTTAAAGTTTGCATTGATGGAAAAAGAATTTAACTTAAATATGCAGATTAAAGGAATAGACCAATCTGGATTAGCAGATAGAGAAGTTCAGCGTGAAGATGCAAAAGCACAGCGCATTAGTCAGCAAAATACTCAGCAGTCTAAATTAATCAATCAGCGTAAAAAAGATTTACCACCTATTGATTTTGAATCCAACGAAGATTCGTTAGATGGCTTTGACTTTGCTGAATTTAACCCTAGATAGGGATAAGTTTTTTATTGTAACTTTGTAAAAATATAATTAAATGGAAATTAAAGTAAGAGCAGTAGAGGATCATGGAGAAAAGTCAGTTCAAGAAGTTGAACAAGAATTACTTGAAAAGCATGAACAACAACTTGAAGGAAGTGGTGGTGACGAATCAGGAAATGAATCAAGCCCTGAGAGTGCCTCCTCCATACAAGAGCAAGAAAATATACAGCCGCAAGGCGAAACACAAACTCAGTCCTCAGAGTTAAACGAGGAAGACGTTCTTTCATATATAGGAAAGAGATATGGTAGAGAGATATCATCATTAGATGAACTCGCTGAGGCTCGTAAAGAGAATGAGGAGTTACCTGAAGATGTTGCTACCTATCTTAAATTTAAAAAAGAAACTGGTAGAGGTTTAAATGATTTTGTTAGTGCTAACAAAAATTATGATGACCTTGATCCAGACCAACTCTTAGCAGAGTATTATCGTCAGACTGAAAAGGAACTAGATGGAGAAGATATTAGTTACCTCATCAAGGACAAGTTTGGTTATGACGAAGAGTATGACGAAGATGATGTCGTTAAGAAAAAAAACATTGCTAAGAAAAAGGAGCTTGCAAAAGCTAAAAATTTCTTTGAGGATTACAAACAGAAATACTCCACCCCACTAGAGTCTAGTGCCGGGTCGGCTTCTGTGGAAAACCAAGAAGAGGTTAAGGCTTACAAGAAATATATAGATGATGCAAAGACGTATCAAGAGGAGCTAGAGAGAAAGTCAAATTGGTTTGTAAATAAAACCGAAGAGGTGTTCAACGATGAATTCAAAGGTTTTGATTTCAAGATTGGAGAACAGCAAATAACATTCTCACCTGGTGAAAAGTCTGAGTTAAAGAAGAGTCAGCTAGACGTTAACAACTTTGTAAATAAGTTTCTAGATGAGTCGGGAATGATGAAGGATGCCAAAGGATATCATAGAGCATTATCAATTGCAATGAACCCTGAAAAGTTTGCTCAATTTTTTTATGAGCAAGGGAAGTCCGATACGGTTACGGATTCCGCAAAGAAGTCGAAGAATATAAACTTCAATTCTGTGCGATCTACACCAGAGGTATCCAACAAAGGGGGAACGCAAATTAAGGCACTTAGTTCGACATCGAGTCGTGGCCTTACAATAAGATCGAAAAAAAACAATTAACAAAGTCCTCTGAATAAAATAGGAGGCATTTAAAAAATGGCTGGAAATTTAGTCGCTGGTGGAGTTGCGTTGCAACCGTCAGCAGAGCAGGTAGCATTGTCTACCAATTATATTACAAACTTTGATTTCTTGAATCAGTATCTTCCAGATACTTACGAGAAGGAGTTTGAGAGATATGGTAACCGTACCATCTCTGGATTTTTAAGAATGGTTGGTGCAGAAATGCCATCCAACTCTGACCTCATCAAGTGGGCAGAACAAGGACGTTTGCATACAAAGTATACTACTTGTACATTAGGTAGTTACACCGGTGCTGAAACAGTTCAGACAGTTACAGTTCCGGCTGGACAGTTAATCCCTGGTACAGGTACAATTGCTGTTCGTGTTGGTCAGACAGTTTTCCTTACAGACGAAACTGCTGCTTCAACATTCTCTAACAAAGCAATTGTTACAGGTGTTGGTGTTGCTGCGGGTCTTGCAGCTAACCAATTCAATGTTGCATACTACGAAGCTACTCAGGCTGCTTACGCTGGTGCAAGTACTATTACTATGTTTGCATATGGTTCTGAGTTCCAAAAAGGAACAAGTGGAATGGTAGGTTCATTAGAAGCTGATGATCTTTTCTTATCTAACAACCCTATCATCCTTAAAGACACATATGCTGTCAATGGTTCTGATATGGCGCAGATTGGATGGGTTGAAGTTACAACTGAGAATGGAGCGAATGGATACCTTTGGTACTTGAAGTCTGAGCATGAAACAAGATTACGTTTCGATGATATGCTTGAGACTGCAATGATTGAGGCTGTTCCTGCTGCTGTTGGTTCAGGTGCAACTGCTGCTGGATTTATTGGTTCAGAAGGTATCTTTAGTGCTGTAGGCGCAAGAGGTAATGTTTGGAACGGTGGTTTCCCAGTAGCGTTAGCAGATTTTGATGCTATCATTTCACGACTTGATAAGCAAGGTGCAATTGAGGAGAATGCAATCTTCCTTGATCGTCAGTTTGGTTTTGCAATCGATGATATGCTTGCTGCTCAGAACTCTTATGGAGCAGGTGGTACATCTTACGGATTGTTTGACAATGACGAGGAGATGGCACTTAATCTAGGATTCTCAGGATTCCGAAGAGGTTATGACTTCTACAAGACAGACTGGAAATACTTGAACGACCCTACAATGCGTGGTGGTTTAGTTGGTGGTAAAATAAGTGGACTTTTAGTTCCTGCTGGTTCAACTAGCGTTTACGACCAAGTGTTAGGAAAGAACGCAAAGCGTCCATTCCTTCATGTTCGTTACCGAGCTTCTCAGACTGAGGACAGACGATACAAAACTTGGATGACTGGTTCTGCTGGTGGTGCAAGAACATCTTCTCTAGATGCAATGGAAGTTAACTTCCTTTCTGAGAGAGCTGTTTGTGTCATGGGAGCAAACAACTTTGTATTATTCCAAGGATAATATAAAACCAAATAGGGGGAGGTTCGCCTCCCCTTTTTTTAAACTTTAATTAAATCAAATGAAAAAAAATAATACCATTTTAAAAGACATGATATTTGTCTTGAATCAAACAAACCCCCCATTGAGTTTTATGTTGAACTCTAGAAACTCTTCAAGTAATCCCCTTATGCATTGGGACGGTTCTCAGAATAGAGCCTTACGTTATGCAAAGAATCAAAAATCTGTTTTTGAGGATGAGCAAGATGGCAACTTTATATTAGAGCCTATTGTATTTGAAGATGGATCTTTAGTTGTCCCAAAGACTAATCCAGCATTACAACAATTTTTAACTCTTCACCCTTCTTTTAATAAAACATTTAGTTTGTTAGATCATGAGAAAGAAGCTCAAGAAGATGTAGAGATATTAAACATGGAGGTAGATGCTTTAATAAAAGCAAAAGAATTAAGTTTAGACATGACTTTAACTGTAGCTAGAGTCCAGTTAGGATTAGATGTTGACAAGATTAGTACTGCTGAAATCAAAAGAGATGTCCTAGTTTACGCTAGAAACTATCCGGAAGATTTCTTGATTACTATTCAAGATCCAAACCTTTCTGTTCAAGATACTGTTGCTAGATGTTTTGACGAAACTATTCTTCGTTTACGAAATAAGAATAGAGATGTTTTCATTAACCTTCCTAACAATAAGACAAAGTTAATAACGCTTCCTATCGGAGAAGAAAGGAATTATGCTGTTGCGTCATTCTTAAAGACTGATGATGGCTTACCAACTTTAAAAATGTTAGAGAAACACTTAGAAAAATAACACGCATAATATGCCAATGCAGATATCGATATCGAATGCAATAGGTGGTGGCGGTGGTAACACCGGAAGTCCATCAGGGCCTACATTTGATGGATTCATAATGGAGCTTACTGTTACAGGTAGCGATGCCTTTTTGTTAAGAGGAAGAAACACCCTAACGTATAACGCTCAAGTTGATTGGGGAGATGGTACTGTAGATACAGTAACCACTTGGAACGGAGGGTCTCACGTTTACGCTTCTACAGGAACATATCAAGTAAAGATAAGCGGAACTTTCCCTGCCTTTAATTATGCAACTATTGCGGGTGCTTGGAAAGACTACTTAACAAGAATAGTTCAATGGGGGAATATAGAATGGAAAAGTTTCTTTGGAGCTTTTGGAGGATTTCCTAACTTAACATCATTACCTTCAGACTATCCCGATATAACAGGTCTAACAGACAGAAGACCATCGCAAATGTTTTTTCAATGTTTCGCACTTACTGAGTGCGACTTGTCTAATTGGCAAAATACAGGGAACTTTACAGGTGACTCTTCCAATATGTTAAACGGTTTAACAAAGGCAACCAATATTAATCTAACAGGTTGGGACACAAGCGGCTTTACAAACGCTCAAGGTTTTATGACAGAGTGCGGTAGACTCACAGGAGGCTGTACTGTAACTGCCCCTAATTTAGATTGGAGTTCAACGGCTACTATGAAAGAAATGTTTTTTAGGTCTTGTTTACTTCCTGCTACAGATTTAAGTAATTGGACTTTAAGGACAGCAGGGGTTACTTTAGAAGATTTCTTTCAGCAAGCAGGATTCCTTAGCACCCCTATATTTAACGGAATTTCTACGCCCGACCTTTCAACTTGGAATAACACTTCGGGTATAAGAAATATAAAAGAATTTGCATTTAATGCTTTTGCTTTAAAAAGTGTCAACTTAACAGGTTGGGATACATCCAATGTTACCAATATGGCATTTGCGTTTAGTCAAGCGCAATACCTTGAAGAGATAGCAGGATTAAGTACAATAGATGTTTCAAGTGTTACTTCTGCAACTCAGATGTTCTATGATACACAAAGGTTACACTTTACTAATCACAATTTCGGAACAAGTTGGAATAATTGGGCAGCAATGACGGGTAGTTTTACTAGGTTCTTTTTTAGAAACGGATACAGTCTTACAGCCGCTACAGCAGGCCCTACTCCTACAATAGCAGATTGGTCTATGCCAACTGCTGTTGGGCAGTGTCAATTCTTATTTTCAGAAAGTAGATATGTTGATGGTTCTACTCTTACTGTAAATTGGAATCATCCTAACTGCACAGCTTTAAATGCAGCTTTTTATCTTATGCAAGGTGTTAGCACATTGAATTTTAATATGAGAACTACTCCTGCATTAACCAATATGCAAAGTTTTGCAAGACGAGCTGATAATTTAGATTCAATAACATTTGGTTCTAATATGGATTTTAGAGGAGTCACTAATATGCAAGAGGCTTTCTTTAACATAAAAATAGGAACTTTTAATTTAGTATTTGATTCTGCTGCTAACTTTCAATCTATCACCAACTTGGTTAACTTTACAGGGACAGCGTCAAGGGTAATTGCTACATCTGATTATGATGCTTTATTGGTAAGGTTTGAGGCAACCAATAGCAATACAGTTACATTAGGTGCAGGAGGGTCTCAGTACACCGCAGGAAGTGCAGCAGAGATAGCAAGGGCAGCATTGATAGCAGACCACAGTTGGACAATAACAGATGGAGGAGCAGTGTAATGAGTAATTTAAAAAGCATACAGCACATAACTAAAGACAATCCTAATAGATGGTTTCTAGTAACCGATTCAGACCCCGGTGAAGAAGGGTTTGTTGTGTTCGGTAATGTTGGGCCTGTTAATGAAACAGAGCTTGATACAGGTCAACCAAACATATATGCTTTTCTAACGGAAGATGAGTTAGAGGACTATGTAGATAATATAGCGGGCGCACGATATTATCAAACCTCTGTAGAAGATGGTTCTCCTAAGTTTCAACTACCATCTGAAAAGTATGAACCTATAACTATATAATCAACCCCTGTAGAATAATCATTAACTTGCGAAAGGGAGGGCTTTTTTATAGCCCTCTTTTTTTTTGTTTATCTTTGTGTAAAGAATACACGAGATGATTAACTCAGTACGAAATACAGTTCTATCCATACTGAATA